CGTGGATTTTGTCTTCATTCTCCGCGAGAATATCCTAGGTAATCGTCGTAGGATTTACGAGAATTACGCAGGTATGTTTCCGACGTTTGAGATGTTCTGTACGTTCATGGACCAGTGCACCGAGAACTTTGAGTGCTTGGTTATCTGCAACAATGTGAATTCCAACAAGCTGGAGGACCAGGTGTTCTGGTACAAGGCCGCCGAGCATCCGCCGTTCAGGATGTGCGACTCAACCTTGTGGGCGAACAATCAGCCATTCCATTCGGCTATTCTCGCCGCCGACGACTATACCGCTGGCGCCGTCCAGAAGAAGAACGCCGTGTCCGTTTGGGTAAATAAGACTGGTGGCGACGGCGGCGGGAAGTAGAGCGACGACGACCGCCAGCGTTCGTGAGCTGGGGCTGGCTGGGCATTCCCAGCGGCACAGCGTTGGCACCCGTCCACTGAGGAACAGGATTTTGTGCCTTCATGGCTGCTTCTGCCGCGGCCACTTTCGCATCGAGTATAGCAAGTGCCTGCTTGAGTTCAGCCGCGTCTGGTTCGCCTTTCAGTTCCAGACCAAATGTAGAGATTGCACTCTTCTCAACAGAAGCTGGTGAGGGCGTTTTCTTCATGACCGACTTGAGGAGGAGGATACTAAAGATGTAAAGACAGATTGGAAACAACACAGCTGATGTGAGAGCAACTCCCATGTTGTCATGAGCGTACTTCTTGATGTCTTCGGCAATGATGGGTAAGAAGAGGTAGGCAGCCTCTTTGACATAGTCAAACTGCCATGCTGCAGCACCAGCAGCACCCACACCTACAACCACTCCCGACGCTGCAGCTGGGCCATACAGTTGAAGATTTGCCCATACAGTGGCAAGTGTCTTCAAGAAGTCTTCGAGCTTGCCCTCGAACAACGACTTGGTCGACGCGCTTAACTGTATCACATCACCAACCACCTGAATACTCTGTCCAATCCGCGTTTCGTCAGTCTGTTCGTCGGACTCCATCTGTGCACTGGCGAGCGGGGTCGAAAGTTCCTCCGCAGCGGCTGCGTCTACTCCCTGGGCTTTAAGTGCTAACGCAATATCTTTGGCCATTATTCCTTTAGCGACTGACCCGCGGCGCACGCCCCCACGACGCTTGCCCGCACTAGGACTGGAAATAGCTTTGAAAAACTCGTCAAACCCACCCATTTACATCTCTCCAACAAATTACTCGCGGATGACCCCCTCTGTCGGATGGACAGGGACAGCCAGATCCGTCAGCTGAGCCGCGGCATTCGTGCCGCCAGCCGCCTCAAGCGCATTGGCCTTGCGACGACGCTCATTCTCCTCCTTCTGCTTCTTGATGGACTCGTCGCGCTGCTCGGCAAAGAACATGTCCTTGTTCACCTCGTTCTCCTTGTACTTGCGCATGAGCTCGTTCAGCTCGCGCTCGGCGTACTCGACCTCGGGCATCAGGTGCTCCGAGGGGTCCCACGGCAGCCAGCAACCGACCTTGCCGATGTACAGATTGTCCTTCGGGTACTTGCGCTGAAGGACCTTGGCGAACATCTGCGTCTCCTCCACGGACGGGAAGCAACGACGCACCTTGACGCCGCGGATGTTCGTGCGGAAGTTCACGGTCGAATCGAACTTCTCCTGAAGCTCCTTCTCGTGCTTGAGCATGAACACCTGGTACTCCTCGTGGACATCAGTGGCCTTGACCTCCTCGTTGCGCACCTTGACGAACTCCTCCGCGTCCTTCAGAAGGTCGTCGACCTTAATGGAGTACTTCTTGGAGACGAACGCCATGAGGTGCTCGAGGCCCTTGACCTTCCACTGGTAGTCCATCCACGTCACGAACTCCTTGAAGTAGAACTCCTGCTTCTGCTGAATCACCTTCTCGGGGCTGATGAACGAGATGATGCAGTAGCGCTGGTTCGGGACCTCGGGATCCTCATCTAAATAGTCGATACGGGTGCCGTCGTCCTCGGTGATGGGAAGCTCAGTTGCAGGCATTTTGTCTGATGGGCGTCCAGCGTGAAAATACCTTTGGAGGATATAATGTACGATCTCTACACCTGTGCAGTCGTGTTCTTCCTGCTCTGTCCTGGCGTGATCGTACCGAGCCTCCCAGGAGGTGTCGTGTGGAGTGCGTTGCTCCATGCCATCGTGTTCTATGTCGTCCTGTACTATGTCTCGAACTACATCTCCTGGTGGTTCGTCTGGACGATTGCCGCAGTCGTCCTTGGCATCCGTTTGTTCCTCGGGTCTGGGTCTGGATGAATTTCTTTCGCGACCAATGAATAAAATGGAGTCTAAGCCGAAGCCTACTGCCGCCCCTGGCCTGGATATGTCGGATCTGTTGATGCGCGTCATTAAGTACGCGCTTGAGGGCCTCGCGGTGGCCATCGCCGCGTATGTGTTCCCTGGGAAGACACTCAAGGTGTCGGAGGTTGGCATGATCGCCCTCGTCGCGACGGCCACCTTCGCCATCCTCGACATCTACGCCCCGAGCGTCGGGGCCTCGGCTCGCACGGGCGCTGGCTTCGGTATCGGCGCTGGGCTGGTCGGCTTCCCGGGTGGTGGCCTGCGCGTCTAAGCGGCGACCTTCAGTGCGTCTGTTACCAGCGTAACAGCGCCCGTGGTCACGGCAGCGGCGTATCCATTCTGCGTGTGCTGAGCAATCGTCAGAAGGGTCGAACATGCAGGACTGGCGGTGAGAAACAGCGATTGTGCAACTTCCTGGACAGTGTGCGGCATGCACATCGAGTTATGGGCCGCCATCGATGCGTAATGGACCCCGTAATTGAGGACAATGGCAAGAATCACCTTACCGACTGCTTCCATTTACCTTTAGCAAAAGAGACTATGTTAATGCCTGAATTCGTTTTACGCTACCAAGGACGATGGTTCGTCGTGAACCCGCGTCCTTATGAGCCTGAGAGAATGACCACGGATGTGGCGTGGATGCAACTGAAAGAGAACGTATCTGCAGAAGAGGCCTATCGCCGCTGGTATGAAAAGCAGCGTAGAATTTCTCGTCTCTTTCAACAATGTACTGGCTTGAGTCGGCCTTCCTCCTCCTGATTGTGGTATTGACCTATATCTACTGGAAGCCGACCCTGCGCCCTGCTCTGCGGGAGACGCTCGAGGGCAATGCGACCCTGTACTTTTTCTACACGGACTGGTGCGGTCACTCGCAAAAGGCCAAGCCCGAATGGGAGGCGCTTCACCTTCCTGCGACATACGGCACGACCAAGGTTGTCGGCAAGACAGTGAATTGCGAAGAGGATGTAGCCACGTGCACTGCCTACGGCATCGAGGGGTATCCGACGATCAAGCTCGAGTCCTCAGACGGCATCACGGACTTCACTCAGCGCGTCACTACTGCTTCGCTCAACCAGTTTCTGGTATCCCAGTTTGGAGAAAAAGCGTGAGGCCTGTTCGTATCCAGTCGTCAACATGTATGTCTTCTCCTCCTCTGTGACATCTGACAGAGGACCCAGCTTGGTCTCTTCAAAATCCAACACATTCGGGTACTTGGGTCGCAGGCCCTCGCGAACATTGGCATAGACATTGCGGAAGAACTCCCCAATCTCCATCGCTTCAAGTGCAGACGGAAACAGCGGTCCCTGCGCATATCCGATATGAAAGACCAAGGTTCCCTTGGGCACCACGCTAACGATGCAGTCACACTTCACTCCTCCGTCGAGGAACACATTGTTGTTGATGATCTGGGGCTGATAGACGCCTGGAATACACGACGACGCCTTGATGGCAGCCAGCAATGGAATTTGACCAGTAAGTAGACTGGTATTCTTGCGCGTCAGGTTGGCTGCCACGATCCACAACTTCTGCGGCGCATCGGAAATCATCTTTCCTCGAAGGTCAATTCCGAATCGAGCAAAGGAAGTCAAGAGCGCATTCTCGAGCATGTCCATCGAGAACATGCCCTTCTTGGACTGAAACGACATCAGGGCCGACAAGGACAGAGGTGGGATAAAGTTGGACAAGACAAACTCAGTGCTCAGCATGGACTCCATCTGGTCGACATTCAACCCAAACGCCAGACATGTTGCAATAATGGACCCGACGGAACACCCGTAGATTCCGTCAGGGAATACCAACGGTTGTCGTTCTGCCAGTGCACGCAACCCACCAATGTGAAGTGCTCCACGGACACCCCCGCCGCCGAGTGCAATTGAGCGGAACATAGTGTGTAGACAAGGCAAGGATGCTGAAAGCCCGTGATGTATGGGACGAGCAAGAGGAACGCAGGGAGCGGAGAATGTCCGCCATGCGTCCTGTTCTTGCCCAGCTCTACGCGAAGATTCGCGCACAAGCGATCCACAATCCCAACGCCCCATATGTCGTGTTTGAAGTTCCCAACTTTGTATTTGGATATCCGCTGTTCCAGGTGTCAGAGGCGCGAGAGTACCTGACCAAGACGCTGACTGAATCTGGGTTTCTGGTGTGGCCCGTAAACGACGACAAGTATTTATTGGTGTCGTGGCTGCGGACTCAACAGCGTGCCTCTCACCGCCCACCCTTGCTCACCACATATAGGCCCATGGTATATGACCCGACCGCAATGAACAGCATGTACCGTTCTTGAAAATGGACTTTTTGTTCCAAACACGTACACATCTCATGAACTGTGAACACCCTGACACTGAGTTGGAGGAGGGACAGAAAGTCTGTTGCTGCTGCGGAACAATCCTCGGCAGCCACATTGACGAATCCGCCGAATGGAGGATCTACGCGGAGACGGAGGGCAATCCGTCTCGCACGGGGGGCGTGATCAATGAGCTCCTTCCCGAGGCATCGTACGGATCCATGATGATGCGAAAGCGGACGCCTGGGCAGTCCGACGAATCGAAGTCGATTGGCAAGTTGTCGTCGTGGTCTCTGTCGAGCCACGGCGAGCGCTCGTGGATGGGAATCTTTGATGCGATTCAGGCCTCCTGTGCTCGAATCGGACTTCCTAAGGCCATCATCCAAGATGCCTGCGCGACCTTCAAGCGGATTGAGGATGCCCGCAAGACCCGAGGCGAGTCTCGTCGAGCCCTGATGGCTGGATCCGTGTTTGTGGCGTGCCGTCAGCACAATGCAACTCGGACGCACGAGGAAGTGGCGGATCTCTTCCGCGTGTCGATTCGTGCCCTGTGCAAGGGATTGGCAAGGTTCGAGTCCGAGGTGTCGTCCGTCTTGAACACACAGCTGGGAATCGCCGAGAGGATCTGTGCAGAGATGAGCGTGACCGAGAGTGAGCGGACCCAGGTTCTGCTGCTTATCACCCAGCTCCCCGAGATGGAGCACACGCCGAAGACCATTGTGTCGGGCGTGGTCTCCCATGTCCTGAAGGGACGGCTGGCCGATGTGTCGGCGGCATCGGGTGTGTCTACCGTGTCGATTCGCAAGATGGTGGACAAGCTAAATACCAGTGCCCGCGGCGTATAGAGTGGGATCTGCCAAGGGGAAGAACGAGACCGTGAACGGTGTATTGGTCAGAGTGCTGCTGATGTTTGGCGGCGACGACACGTTGATGTGGCCAGCGCTATTCGCACTGAGTGTAACAGGAGCTCCAGTTCCACTCCAAAACACCATCAGGGCGTCGTCTGACACGGCAATGATGGACACGCCGACGCAGAGGGCAATTGCCACATTCGGATTGCCCGCCATGAACGGCGTACCCGCTGCTCCCGATACACCCTCCGTGGAAGACAGACCCCGTTTTCCACGGATAAAGCCCGATGTGCTAAAGCGAGGATATCCCTTGACATCGCTTTGGTAGTAGATTGCTCCATGTCCATCGTCAACGCGGAACGTACCGTTGACATCCAAGGTATATTGCCCAGGATCCACTCCAAGGGCGAGACCACCTCCGAAGCGTCCAGATCCCGATACATCCAAGACCAGGTTGGGTACGCGACCAATTCCGTCAATGTACGCCATGCTGGTATCACCCTTTCCAATGGAGACAGCGTTCTGAGAGAGGTCGGCGGCCATAACAATGTTCGAAGTCCATCCCATCTGCATGTAGTAGTTTGTCGGCACAGTCGCTGGGACGATCGAATGCCCGATGGTAATGTTGTTGGATCCCGTGTTCTGAGCACCTGCCGCCGTCCCGATCCAGATGTTGCAGCTGCCCACAAGACCTGTGCCTGCACCGATGGCAATTGTGTTGCAAGAGGCCGTGCCTGCACCTGTTCCGCCCAACGGATCAATCCAGATCGAATTCACGAGCGCATTCGTGTTTCCGCCGAGGTTGTTTCCGAGGAGGATGGTGTTGGTCGTGTTGGAAATGTTCTGGCCAGCTGTATATCCAATCGTAATGACATCGTATGAGTTAGAGATCTGGCTACCCGCATTGAACCCCAGTGCCGTATTGTTCGAAGAATTCTGCAGGTTCAGGAAATTCACACCCGCACCCGTTCCAACGAATACATTGCTGTTGGAGTCAGAGATGTCTGCGCGATAGGCAATCAGCGTGTTTGCGGTCACAGTGTTCACATTGGAAATGTCGAGCTGAGTCGTGAAGTTCGAGGTGGCTGGAGTGTAGGTGTAGACAGGCCGAAAGACCGAGGTCAGGTATGCCTGCACGTTCGAGGTGCTACTCATTATGTAGTCTCCACAACTTTTCGTTTAGGCAATAATCGCCGTCTAGATATAATGGCGTTTACACTGTTCCCGATCAAGTCGTCCGAGCAGCACCTGTATCGCATGTACAAGCAGAGCGTCGCGGTCTTTTGGACCCCCGACGAGATTGACTTTTCCAAGGACATTGCGGACTGGGCCAAGCTGTCAGATGCCGAGAAGCACTTCATCGGCCGCGTGTTGGCCTTCTTTGCAGGGTCGGACGGAATCGTCATGGAGAATCTTGTCACGCGGTTTCAGGGCGAGGTCAGCTCGCAGGTGGTCAAGCTGTTCTATTCCTTCCAGAACGCCATGGAGGGCATCCACTCGGAGACATACTCTCTGTTGATCGACACATATGTCAAGGACCAGGAGGAGAAGGCCAAGCTGTTCAATGCAATCACCACCATCCCCTGCATTGAAAAGAAGGCGGAGTGGGCCCTGACCTGGATGGGGTCTGACAAGTCCTTTGCCACGCGTCTGGTGGGCTTTGCTTGCGTGGAGGGCATCTTCTTCTCGGGCGCATTCTGCTCGATCTTCTGGCTGAAGAAGCGCGGTCTCCTCCCAGGTCTGACCTTCTCGAACGAGCTCATCTCGCGTGACGAGGGTCTCCACACCCAGTTCGCCGTGGCCCTGTTTCACACGCTGGAGACCAAGATATCCGAGGATACTGTCCATGAAATCGTCAAGCACGCGGTGGAGCTAGAGAAGGAGTTCATTTGCGATGCGCTGTCCTGCTCGCTCATTGGCATGAACGCCAAGATGATGTCGCAGTACATTGAGTTCGTGGCAGATCGGTTGGCGGTCCAGTTGGGCACGCCGAAGATCTTTGGTGCACAGAATCCGTTTGATTTCATGGACTTGATTAGTCTGGAGGGCAAGACCAATTTCTTCGAGAAGAAGGTGTCGGATTACTCGCGGGCCATCACGACCACTCGCGACGAGCTGCGGTTGGACGACGAGTTCTAACGGCGCATCGTACCACGACGGGACCTGCGACGACGACGAGAGCCTCCCTTCTTCCCGCGCAGCTTAGCGCTTGTCGTAGTCTTAAAGTTTTCAACCCCAGAAAACGGGAGGTCCTCAAGGATCTTGTGGTGATCAAGTATATTGTCAAGAACCACCTGACAGTCGGCTTTGGTCAATGCTTCGTCGTCATCCGTAGGACCCCGAACACTAAATGTATTGTTCGCGTGGTACAGCACCGTCAACTTCTTTCCGAGCCTGCTCTTGAACCAATCTACAAAAACCTTCTTCTGTTCTGCTGTCGGATCGCCTCGCACCTTAAACTCAAAGTAGACTGTGTGCTTCGCAGGCATTTATTGAAACGCAATACTTAATTTAGTGTGTACGGCGAATCGTGGTACACAAAGTCGTAATTGCCAGCGCCCGTCTTGTGCAGGATCTCCTCCCGCACATGAGGTGTGCCTCCAGGGACATCCCAGTAGTCTCCCTGCAGTGTGAACTTGTCGACTCCATTGAAGTACATACGCAGCAGCAAGGCCGCAACCAATAAGCCTGCGATCCAATAGAGCGTCTTCATCGTTTACCATTGGGCAAGATTCTTCGTTTCTCCTGAGAGGAATCGCGTCTTGCGTTCACATCAAATGGAGCTCCTTCACGCTGCTGTCGCGCTTCTTGCGTCCATGGTCTTTGTCCTTGCGGGCATGGTGGGCTGGCTGTACTGGCAGCAGACGCGCCTCTTCCAGAACATGAACTCGGTGCTCATGGCCATCGGCGACATCACGCACGCCATGGACAACTCAGTCCCCGTTGAACCTGAACATGAACCCAGTCCCGCGCCTGCTCCTACGCCCGCTGACGAGGAGGACGAGGACGATCGCGCGTCAGTCGAGGACACTGCCGCCGAGGTTGTGGACGGCCCGCCCGCCCCGATCGATGTGGATGCGCTTCAGGGCAAGACCAAGAAGGAGCTGCAGGACATGCTGAGCAAGCGCGGTCTTCCCTTCAGCAAGACGGACGCCAAGCCCACGCTCATTTCGCTACTGAAGGCGACCGCTTGAGCGAAGGAACCGAAGGTGACGTGGTGGTAGGAGGCGGGGGTGGTGGTTTCCGTATCCACGACAGCCTGATCGGCGCAGGGTCCTTGTACTTGGTGCAGTCACACGGCATTTATACAAACATCGCCTTAAATATCAATGAAGGTAGTTAGTCTGGATCCAGGACTGAGGAACCTCGCCTACTGTGTCCTCGAGGGCACATCCCGCACAGACGTCCGAATCACAGACTGGAATATTATTGACGTCCTTGGGGAACGGGCAGGTGTCGGCGCTCCAAGATGTCATCAGTGCAAGACAGCGGCTCGTTACGAACATGCGTCCAACGGAACCTTTGCGTGTTCCAAGCACGCACCCCGCAAAAAGAAGGCGCCGACCAAGAAGGAGCTGACCAAGTTGACTCCGAATCAGCTTCACGAGCAGCTCGCGGCAGCAGGGTTGACGACAGAGGCAACCACGAAAGCGGATTTGGTCAAGCTGCTCTACAACCACCACAAGCAGAACACGTGGAAGAAGTGCGTGTCCTCGGCTATCCAGGGGTCTGTGTTGGACCTGGCACCGTCGATCATCGCGAGCCTGGATGCTCGGGCGTCTTCGTGGGCAGGGGCGGACCTGGTGTGCGTGGAGAACCAAATGGACCGTCGAATGTTCGGAGTCCAGGCAATGCTCCAGATGTACTTTTGCTGCCGAGGATTTCGAGTCCAGGGGGTCTCAGCGACTCACAAGCTGTCGAACATTGTGACAGTGGATGATTCAACTGCAAGCTATAAAGGACGCAAAACGACAGGCATAACGCATGCTCGCGCACTCGTGCCTCAGGTGTGGCAGGAACATTTTGCCAAGCATCCGAAGAAGGACGATCTTGCGGATTCATTCTTGCAGGGATTGTGGTGTCTGGAGCATTCCAAGTAAACCACCTGCGTTCCAAGCTTACGAAACAGACCCGTGAGAGAAGTAAATGGAGACAGACCTCCTCGTAAATCCCAGCATGGTGAGTGGCGGCATGGCCAACATCGAGACCATCGATCTGCCTACGCTCAATTTCGAGGAGTTTGGTGGCGGGTCGTCTGCGCCTTCGGCTCCCGCAGCCCCGAACCTGGTGCCCTCCTTCGAGAACACGGGCCCCGAGGTGGTGAATGGCATGCGCAACTTCAATGCCGAGCCGTATTCTCCCCAGGTCAAGCGCGTGTCGGATGATGCCATGATGAAGGAGAAGTACGAGATCCTGCGCAAGTTTGAGCGTCTGTCCAAGATGGGCGTGCCGATGCGCAAGCGCTTCACCATGGACTCGTCCATCGAGGAGATGAAGATGGAGCTCGAGTTCATCAAGCGCGAGAAATCGATGGACGCGACCATCAAGCAGTTCTCCGAGTGGTTCGTAACGGGCATGAGCGGTCTGGAGTACGGGTCCAAGAACATCCAGATGATGAAGGCCTTTGGACTCCAGCTCGATGGTCTGTCGGAGGCGGCCCAGATGAATGTGGCGGATTTGGAGGACGATTTTGAGGAGCTGTACGACCTGTATGGTGAGAACCTCAAGATGCACCCGATGGTCCGCATTCCTCTGCGCACGTGTATGATGATCTACATGGTCCACCTGACCAACCAGATGGCTCGCAAGGCGCCCATCCCGAACATTGACGACATCATGCGTCAGAACCCCGACATTGCCCGTTCGCTGGCCGCGGCCGCCATGCAGAACCAGACTCAGCAGATGCGTGCCCAGCCGTCGCAGGCCCAGCAGCCGTCCAATCCTCTGTCGGGTCTCATGAGC